AAATATTAATCAGGAGCGATGACCCGTAAGGAGTCGCATGAGTATGGCACAAAAACAAATAAGCACTGGCTATAAAGCTAGAGAGCCACAAAAGAAAATACATCAGTTAGTAAAAGAAAACAGATTCACTGTAGTGGTAGCCCACCGCAGAATGGGTAAGACAGTCTGTGCGATAAATCAACTTATACACAGTGCATTAAATTGTGAGAAACCAAATCCAAGATTTGCTTACATAGCACCAACGTATAACCAATCAAAGAGAATCGCATGGGACTATCTTCTTGAGTACACAAGACCGTTAGGCGGAAAGGCTAACATTGAATTGGTGGTTAAGCTGGTTAACGGGAGTTACATCGAGCTTAAAGGTGCTGATAACCCTGATAGTTTGCGTGGTATCTATTTAGATGGCTGTGTGCTAGATGAAATAGGTAACATTAACCCCACATTATTTACTGAAATTGTACGACCAGCATTGTCTGATAGATTAGGCTACTGCGTAGCAATGGGAACGCCTAAAGGGCAGAACCATTTTAAAGACTTGCGTGATAGAGGTATGCGAGAGGAAGGTTGGAAGCTGTTAGAGTTTAAATCTTCTGAAACAAACATACTTCATCCAGACGAATTAAAATCGGCTCGTGCCGAGATGGGCGAAGACAAATACCAACAAGAGTTTGAATGTAGCTTTAATGCTCCAGTAGAGGGTGCATATTTCTCTTCTATTATAAACGATTTAGACGAAAAAAAACAGATTATAGATATCCCTAAAGACGAGCTAGCAAGAACATATACTGGCTGGGATTTAGGTATGTCAGACTCTACTAGCATATGGGTTGCACAAGTAGTTAACAAAGAAATACGCCTAATAGACTTTACTGAAAATCATGGTGTAGGTCTTGATTACTATGTTAACTGGCTGCGAGAACATGACTATATGCACGCCACGCACATATTGCCGCACGATGTAGCGGTAAGAGAACTAGGTACAGGTAAATCTAGGAAAGAAATGTTAGAAGACGCAGGTTTAAACATTACTATCGCTACTAAACTGTCGGTAATGGATGGTATAGCAGCGGCTAGAAGAATATTACCGCGTTGCTGGTTTGATACAGATAAAACAAAAGTCGGGTTAGATGCTTTGCGTAATTACCGCAGAGTGTTTGATGAAAAAAGAAACGTATTTCATGACAGACCTTTCCATGACTGGGCATCTCACGCAAGTGATGCGTTCAGATACTTGGCTGTAGGTATGGATGAATCACCTATGGAAGCATGGTCTAAACCCCTTGAGGTCAACACAAAATGGATAGTATAAATGGCATATGAAAATAGCAGTATGAAATCTAATGCAGATTCAGATGATAACAGAACATTAGTTAATCTTATTGGGTCGCAAATTGATGACTCGTTAGGATTCATTCAAACTGAAACTAGCTATGAACGTCAAACAGCTCTGGAGTATTACTTACGTGAACCGTATGGTAACGAAGTAGAAGGCAGAAGCCAGATTGTTACAGGTGAGGTAGCTGAAGTAGTAGACGGTGCTTTACCACAGATTATGAAAGTGTTTACTTCATCGTCTAAAGCGGTAGAGTTTGAACCTGTTAATGAGGGCGATGGTGCTATAGCAGAACAAATGACAGCGTATGCTAATCACATATTCTACAAAGACAACAATGGCTTTGAGATTATGCACGATTGGTTTAAAGATGGATTGCTGCAAAAAGTAGGCGTAGTAAAAGCTTACTGGAATGACAAGAAAGACATTACTAAAGAAAAGTATTACAATTTAACTGAAGACGAACTTGCAATGATTATGCAAGACGAAGAGATTGAGATTGTAGAGCAGGAAGAAGTAGAAGAAGTTATAGAGCAAGAGCCACAACCAATGATAGACCCTCAAACAGGTCAGCCTGTAGCAGACGAAATGGGTATGCCATTGATGATGGAAGTGCCTCCTATTGTTAACATCTACTACAACGTAAAATGCAAACGTACTAAAGACTTTTCTAAAGTTAAGATAGAAACTATTGCTCCAGAAGAGTTCCTCATAGACAAAAGAGCTACAACTATTGAAGACGCAACCTTTGTTGCACACCGTAGTTTAGTTACTCGCTCTGATTTAATTGCTATGGGTTATGACCCTAAAGTAGTAGAAACATTATCCATTGGTGATACATTAGACTTTACTCCAGAAAGAATTGCACGTTATGGTAGAGGCGAAGAGCCTATGAATACCAATGATACTAACGATGAGTCTATGGAGTTAGTAGAGTATTACGAATGTTACTTGCGTACAGATTTAGATAAAGACGGTATTGCTGAACTACACAGAGTTTGCTATGCAGACAATCAAGTGTTAATGAGTGAAGAATGTGATTACGTTCCTTTCCATAGCGTATGCCCTATTCCTGTACCACATAAATTCTTTGGACAATCCCTAGCAGACAGAGCTATAGACTTACAACTAATTAAGTCAACTGTTACTAGACAAATGCTAGACAACTTATACTTGACTAACAACTATAGAGTAGGTGCAGTAGAAGGACAAGTTAACCTAGATGACTTACTAACCTCTACCGCAGGTGGTGTTATTCGTATTAAGAACCCTAATGCGTTAGTGCCTATGACTGTACAATCTAGTGCAGGACAATCATTCCCTATGTTGGAATACCTAGACGGTATCCAAGCTAAACGTACGGGTGTGAGTGACGCACAGCAAGGACTAGACCCTAACATTTTACAGAACGTAACAGCTACCGCAGTGTCTGCTATGACATCAGCATCACAAGGTAAGCTAGAGCTAATAGCACGTATCTTTGCTGACACAGGCGTTAGTTCATTGTTTAAAGGTATCATGCACCTAGTATGTAAGTACCAAGACAAAGAACGTATTATTAAAATTAATAATAATTTTGTTCCAATGAATCCAAGAGAATGGAGCACACAATACAGTATTACCGTTAATGTAGGTTTAGGTACAGGTGGCAAGCAAGAGCAATTAGCTACTATGCAAATGATTCTTGCTAAACAAGAAGAAGTCATTAAGGGGTATGGTTTAAACAACCCATTAGTTAATATTAAACAATACCGAGATACATTAGCTAAATTCGTTAACATGGCTGGCTTTAAAGATGATAGTCAGTTTCTCATGGAAATATCAGAAGAGCAGGCTATGCAAATGGCACAACAAGCTGCTCAAGCTCCTAAAGAAGAAGACTCTAATACTAAAGCTGCAGCAATACTAGCTGAAGTAGAAAGAGAAAAAGCCCAAATGAAAATGCAATCTGACATGGCTAAATTAGAGCTAGAAAAACAAAAAGCTGAATTAAAAGCTCAAAAAGAAATGTTGCAACTTCAGCAAGAGCGTATGGAGTTTGAACAAGAAATGGCTATGAGAGAGTTAGAGCTTGCACAAAAAGCAGCTAACGATAATAAGAAAACTGAACTAAATCAGTCTAAAGAACTAATCAACGCTTTAGATAAGATTAACAGTATTGCAGGAATGTAATGACCAAATCAGAAGCCTTTAGAAACCTTTTGCAAAGTCAAGAACTCAATGACGAAATGCAAGAGATGCAAAACGAACTAACCGAATTAATTATTAACTCTGATTCTGACCAACAAAAAGTCCGAGAGGATGCTTACGTCAGGATTAAAGTTATCAACGAAATCATGAACCGCTTTAAATCTATTGCAAAAGACGATGAGATTAAAGACAGGGCATGGAAGATATTATAGGCATTTGCCTTTAATGGGTATCCTCCCCTAGAGGAAATTAAGGAAACACCATGAGTGAAGAAACCATGACTCCCCAAGAGGGAAGTGGAGAACTAACAATGTCAGATGCAACTTCTGCTATAGAAGGCATGTTATCTGCAAGCGAGGACTCCAACGAGCAACCAGAAGCTGTAGAAGAACAGGTTGAGCAAGTAGAAGAAGTAGAGGAAACGGAAGAAGAAGTTGAGTATGAGGCTGAAGAAGTTGAAGAAGCTGAAAGCGAAACTGAAGAAGAAGATGACTCCGAGTATGAGGATGAAGAAGTAGTTGAGGAAGAACAAACTTTCACCATAAAAGCAGCAGGTGAAGAAAAACAAGTTACCCTTGATGAGCTTAAAAAATCTTATCAACTTGGCTCTGATTATACGAAAAAGACTCAAGAAGTAGCAGAACAGCGAAAAGTTATTGAACAAGAAGCTAAAGCTATTATTGAGGCTAGACAAGTTAGGGACAATTATTCACAGAAATTGCAGGCAGTAGAACAGTTTTTGGTTGGCAGTAATGACCGACCAGAAGATTTGGCTGCAATGAAAGAGAACGACCCAATAGGATATGCAGTTAAGGTCGCAGAAATGACCGAGAAGAAAGACCAATTACAGCTAGTGCAAGCTGAACAAAGACGCATTGCTCAAGAGCAACAAGCAGACAGGTCGGCACAAATGCAAAAAGTTGTAGAACAAGAATCACAAAAACTAGCACAATCCTTGCCAGAGTTTTCAGACAAAGTCAAAGGCGAACAAATCAGAAATGACATTCGTTCTTATGGCAAATCGGTAGGATTCACAGATGAGGAATTATCCCAAGTCTATGACTCTCGCCAGGTCCTTACTATTCATAAGGCTATGATGTACGACAAACTAGTTAAGTCAAAGCCTGGTATGAAGAAAAAGTTAGCTAATGCACCCAAGATGGTTAAGTCTGGTGCAAAGGTAAAACAAAGCGTATCGGACCAAAACAAAAAACAAATGCAAAGGCTACAGCAAACTGGTTCAGCCAGAGATGCAGCAGCTATATTTGAAAACTTACTTTAACAAGGAAAAATAACAATGGCAGAATTTAGAACGTATACTGCGATAGGTCAACGTGAGGATTTATCCAACCCGATTTACAATATCGCTCCAACAGAAACTCCTGTAGTTTCTTCAATTGGTAAAACAAAAGCAACAGCAACTTACCACGAATGGCAAACAGATGACCTAGCAGCAGCTAGTGCAGCTGGTCTTGTTGAGGGTGCTGATGCTTCAGGTGCTTCTGATGCTCCTACCACTCGTGTAGGTAACAGAACACAAATTCAAGGTAAAACAGTACACATTTCTGGTACTCTTGACGCAGTAGATAAAGCAGGTCGTAAGACAGAAACAGCTTATCAACTAGCTAAAGCAGGACAAGAACTTAAACGAGACATGGAAAAAACCATTCTTGGTAACGTAGCACAAAATGCTGGTGCTGCTGGTAGTGCAAGACTGCTTGGTTCTATCCAATCATGGCTTGGTACTAACTTTGTAACTATGACAGACGGTGTTGCTCCTGTAGGCTCTAACGGTACAGCTATTAGAACAGAAGGTGCTACTGCTGCTGCATTTACAGAAGCAAAACTTAAAGAATGTGTTAAATCATGTTTTGAAAATGGTGGTAACCCAACTATATTAGTTGTTCCTCCAACACAAAAACAAGTAGTATCAGGCTTTCCTGGTATTGCTGAACAGCGTTATGCTGCTCCAAGTGATAAGCAAACTACTATCATGGGTGCTGCTGATGTGTACTTATCAGACTTTGGTACTTTATCTGTTGTACCTGACAGATTCATGACTGCTGATACATCACCAGCTGCAGAACAAGCATTAGTGCTTGACCCTAGCATGGCTGCTGTTGCTACACTTCGCCCATTCCAGTCTAACCTATTGGCTAAATCTGGTGACAGCGAAAAACATCAAATGCTTGTTGAGTACACTCTACAAGTATCTAACGAGAAAGCACATGGTATTGTTGCTGACTTATTAGTAGCGTAATAAAAATTAATGTTGCCCACTTCGGTGGGCAGTATTATTAAGGATTGATATGGGAAAATATAACGACCACTTAAAAAAAGTAGAATACAGAAATTACAAAGAACATAAAACTTCT